GTCGCCTTGTGGCTAAAAAAACGCCCTCCTTTACGGCTATTACATGATTTGCAGAGGCTCTGTAAATTGTCCAAAGCCCACGTGTCGCCGCCTTTTACACGAGGAAATATATGATCCACAGTATTAGCTACACCACCACAATAGCTGCATATCCAACCATCACGATCTAACACTGTAATACGTATCTTCTTCCACTTACCACTACCTAAAGCTTCTTTACTCAATGCCATCCTTTACGCTTAAAGTGATCTAATGCTTTACACATAGAACCATGTCTATTGATGTTATATCTAATACCCCAGTCTATCTGCTTATATCCATCAACCTTAGCCAGGTACTTACTCCTACCTTGTGGTATGCCGTAATGACTACCATTCTTAGCTTTAGGATTCCAACGGCTTTCTTTATGATAAAGCTCATCTAAACAGTAGAACTCAGTAAATGAATGATTTAACTGAATAAATGCATATTGCTTGTAATGAATAGGTTTATCAACTGCAACGGAATAATCTTTTGAAAAGCAAAGACTAAATGCAATTAGCATAGAGCCTGCCCAAACTCTGCGCCTTCCGAGCCTGGCCTTGGGCGGCTCAGCTTTTCGATTTAAGATCGAACGCTTTTTTAGGGTAGCACACCTTGTCAAGTTACGCAAGGATTTTGACAAAAACGTAAATTCTAAAATCATCTGTATCTATCCAATTCTCATCAAATCCATTCACGGCTTACTACCCCAACCTGTACCCTTAAACACTAATCCTGGTGCTGAGTACAAACGATTCATAGCGATCTTGCATTTAGGACAATCCATCCCAGGATCATCTTCTTTATAGGTTCGATAAACTGAACCATATGTGCCGCATTCTCTGCAGCTGTATTCATAGTTAGGCATTAGTTAAACTTCCTCATAGGATGTAAATACATTTGATCTACCCTGCCATTTTCTGTGATAGTTACTTCATAGCCCCATATCCAGCCCACAGCTCTGTATGGTTCACCTTTGAACTCTGGCGCAACTCGCCTGGTGCGATGCTTAAGTCCATCCATCATTAGTACATATCTAGCTTCTTTATTATCTCGGTCTGTAAATCGCAAACCTAAATTATTATTAAAGCTATACCTGACTTCACATATGCCATCTATGTCGAATTGTGATTTGAACGTATCAACAGTCGGCTCAAATTTAGTTAAGCCAATCATGCGAGCAAAGGCCAATTCTGCCCCAGCACATACTGAATGTTGCCACATCTCATAGATATCACCCTCTACATAATTGACATTTTTGTATGGTTTGTTTAAGAACTTGCGCTGCCGCATATATCCTGTAACAGCACATAAAGCTTCTTCTCCATATGTTAAAGCGTAGGTATCAATCATTTAGCCCCAATAAGTGAACAAGTGTGGCAGTCCACGGCTATAAATTTCCACATACCACACTTATCACATCTGGATATGTCTGAATCAGGCACATCCAAAGCTTCGGCCACGTTTTTCACCCCAGTACAACCACAGCTCATGCATTGATAAGCTTTGTAACCCTCACCTAAATCAATGCTTTCAAGCCACAGAAATTCTGTAGGGCGTTTACAGCCATTACATTTGAACCTAATCACGATTAATCAACTCATGACATCTAAAGCATGTGCCATCTTTAAAGACTCTATCGTCATCACAGACTTCACATTTAATTATTGATGGTTCTAGGTGTACGCCGTTATCATCCATAACGACTTGAACGCCACGGCCATTTATGAAAGCAATATAGCCCATAATTACTCCTTATCCTCTGGGAAATACCAGCCGCCAGCACTTGTAACTTTAGCCCAGCGTGCATGTTCTTTGACGCCTTCTTTACAGACATATCCGTAATAAGGCTTGTTGGTTGTTTTTGTTAATCCTGTTTTAAGGATGTGTCCGTGCTCGCACTCTGGTGGCGGGTTTGGTTCTCCGCTATTAACGACATCAACGACATCACCAACACTCCACGATACAGGCGTAGGATCGGTGGCTTTGCTTTCATCCGCCTTGAAAGCCTGACGTATCGCAGATTCAACCGCAGCTGACCTAGAGCCTGGCCGACCATATATGACTTTGTTTTCTTCACTGTTTTTTACTCTTTCCATCTCGGTTCTACTAGGGCGTCCGCCTTTTTTCGAATAGATGTAGTTTGCCAAAGCACGCCCGATTGCAGAACTTTCTGCAAGTTCACAAGCAAACTTATTAAAGCTCGAACCAGTACGTATCTCCGATGCCCAACCAGTCGCAACTGGAATCGCATCAGCTGTAGTTCTGTATAAGCGAGCCACAAACACAAATTCATTTGGATCACCATTTGGGCGATGTACCAATTCTGTTTGTATAGATCCGTCTTCATTATCTTTCCACCACTTCTCTAAACGTTCTTCAACTGTCTCATATTGACTTAAATCAAAGGCCATTATTAGTGCTCCCATTCAAAGTCTTTATCTTGCATGAATTCATGACAAGTTTTCGATATGGCAATATATGCAAGTGCGTCCTTGTAGTGATCGTCAATTTCTGGACTTTCAACACTACGACTGAGTTTGAGCAGTGCCATACAGCTTGCCACTTGATTTGATGTAATCGGGAAATTGAGATACGCAGACCATAACTTGGCAATTCGATCCATTTGAATCGCTGGATGGCCGTAATGCATCCCTCTTTCGTGTATGAGTGTGATCGCATCTTCAAACAGTTTTTCAGTTCTTGTCATAATCAAACACCTGGTCGGTTTTTCTTTGAATCATTCTTCTGTGCATATCCCAGCCATCTTTACGACCTCGCCAGTAATGCGTTTGCTTGCGATCTTCAACCTTCAAAGCCACAAACCAATACAGGGTAATAATCCCTATACATAAATAAACAGCATTTTCAAAACTCATGTAGCCCTACTTTCTATACCACGCTTTGTGGCATGGAAATAGTGTGGCACCTGTGTATGACTTTGTGGATGATTTATGGGTTATATTTGATAACGATTTGATAACGTTATTTGTAGAGTTTGCCCTCGAATATAAAGCTGCCATCGGCGTTAATAGGTATGGTTATTACCTGGACCTTACGCTCATGCACGTAGGCGACGGCAAAGCCTTGTTGCCAGTTTGCATAGCCCCTGGTATAGGCCATTCCAGAACTGCTCAAATCGACGAGATTTCCGACTTCATAACCCCACACAGTACGCCCTAATTGGCCTCTAGAAGCCTCTGTAAAGGCCGCTTGGCCTAGTCTATGGGTATGCCCACACACCACGCTCTTACCAAGCCTTCTAGCCCCGTTTAAGGCCGTTTGTCCTGGAATTTGTGAAAGTGGAAAGGCATCACCATGCACCGCTGTCCAGCCTGGCGCCCAGTCAATTCCGTATGGGCTAAATTTGATACCTAATTTGTCGTAACCCATGAATCGTTCATACTGCATCTCTGGCAGATTTAAGAAGCTAGGTAATCTCTTTTTAATAGATCGATACAATCTGATTCCATGATTACTACCCAGTACATCGGTTACACCCAGGTAAGTTAATACTTCTTGTGTTTGTTTTCTATCGTCATTTATGTTGCCGACCATCTCATCGATAGTGCCAGCATTAAAACCACCTAGCTGTGGTAGATCAATTTCATCACCAATACAAATAGTACGATGCGGTTTCCATTTAGCCAAAAAACGGCCAACGGATTTTACAGACTTCTCATTAAAAAAAGGGACTTGCAGGTCAGACACAAACGCTATGCGCTTAATCTTCTTCCTCATCTGGAGTTGGTATGCTGGGGATTATGCCGCCATCTCCGACTATCCAATCTGGCATATGATCGCTGTCCATAAGATATAGAGCTACAGATTCACTAAAGCCAGCCCTGCGAGCAGCTTTGAATATCTCATGTTTGGCAATATAAAACTGATCAAGCTTAGTTAATGGCTCTGGTGATTTACGCACCCTGCGCCTATTAATCTTCTTGCGTTTACGTGTAGTTGCCATATTAAAATTATGACTTACTAATCAAAACAAATAGATCATCAACACGCTGTTCTAGCCGACTACTTCTTTCGTCAATCCTGTCAATGGCATCTTTTATCGAGCTGCCACTATTCGGGCGAAGTTCGTTTAGCCAGCCTTTAACTAAGAAGCGAAGCCCTATGAGACCGCCTGATAGCACGGCGATAACGCCAGCGCCAAAGCCAGCCCAATCTCCCGCTGTCATTTCGCATCTGCACCGATGCCATAAGCTGTATCGGATTTATCTAAAGCCCTAGCTGCTGGACCAGCCAATGCTGCAACTACTACAGACAGTGCTGGGTCTAAACCTAATTCATTACTTGCTAAAAATGTTAAGAACGATACCAATACCCCACGTGCGTAAGATTTTAGTATGGCTTTTTGCTTTTTGGTTATCTTCATATTTTGCCCCCTAGTAGTGGTATGTCAAACGGCTTGCTATCTTTGTCGCCTAACTTTGTAAAGCTAATATGTATGTGCTTCTTATGTGGGTTGATGCCACGATATCTACGCCACTTGAATCCCATAATTCTTGATGCAATAAAGCCATTATGGATTATGTAAGATAAGCGCTTATCGGTTTTAGCGCATACCCTGATTTGGTCAGCCAGATATATCGAGAGCTGTTCGGATGAATCCAAGCGAGAATCAACATCAATGGCTCGGACGCACCCAGATTTGTCTGGATTATGATCCGATTTTGTGGTGGAATGACGAGCATCACCCACCCACCCATCGCTGGTAGTGCGGCGATCTGGATACCAGGTATCAATTTGATCCCTTAACTGTTTACCAGCTGCACACAGCCAGGGCTGTTTACTCATCCTCAGTTACATTCGGGGTGGATTGTGCCGCTATCATTTCGTCATAAGTTGATTTAAGCATAGAAGTATAAGAACCATCTTCATTATGAAGAACTGCTACTTCTTCAGTACCTGTTGGATGTTCAAAAGTTTCATAAGTTACTATCATAGTTCTGCTCCTAATCCTAAATATGAATTTGTTGTTCCAGCAGATTCAATAAAATAAGTTCTATATTGAGTTAATCCTGTAAAAGTAGTTGCCCCAACAATAACTGCTGCTGGTGCAGAACCTGAGGAGTAAATAGTAAAAGAACCGCTTGGTGAAAATCCAGTATTATAGTCAGTTGCTCTTAAACTTAAAGCATCTAAAGTTGTTGGAGTTACTCTCATTTGTACTAACAATGGTATTTTGAAATACGCAGCAGTTGTAGATGATGCCAGACCCTGACCAAATGCTGTTGTGGTACCTCCAGCATCAAATCTTTGGTAATACCTCTGGCAAGCGGCTAACTCGCCTTGGATTGTGCCACCTGCACGGCTGAAGGTTGTGGCTACTGAGCCTAGTTCTAATTGAACTTGAGTTAATTCAAAATAATCACTTGCAGAAATAGATGTAAAACCTGCACCTGTGCCACCGACTCTAAAGCCAATATCAATTAAACCACCAGTAGCATTAAAACCTGCACTTGGAGCAGAAACGCCACTAAAGGCTGTAACAGCGAATGTTTTATATTCCCAAGTGTCGGCTGTGTTTACTGTTAAAGATGTTACTTGATCTGTTCCGCCTGTATTATCTAAACCAACAATTCTAACTCCGTGAGTTCCTGTTTTGTTTGAACGATACCAAAACGAAAGAGTACAGGCTTTGCCTAGCAAAGGCATAAGATTAGATTGTTCAATAAACTGTCTAGCACAATACTCTGTAACACTTGTTGCTGTAGTTGATACTTGAATTAATTTTAACGAATATTCTGAATTTGTATTCGGAATACTGGTTTCTTGACTACCTGTACAATTTACTGAAGTTCCAGTTATTGAACTTGTCCATCTATCCGCAGCATATTTGCTTGCGGTAAAAGAAGTAACACTTGTACCTCTTTGCCAAATATCCATATTTCCATTAATAATTACGTTTTTACCAGCATTATTTAATGGTATGTAGGCTAGTCCAGTTGCGGTGGAACTATCCGCTACGAGTGTGGTGCCATTGGCTCCCACGCCGAGGCGGGTATCACTAGTTCCAAAGGTATAAAGGTCGCCCTTAGTAGTTAGTGGTGATACTGCGCCTGCTTGTATGTAATCATAAAATATCGCTGCACCTGTAGCTGTAAAGTATAAAATACCTGCATCATTTTGAGGCAGAATTAAACTGCCTGCAGTTGCTACTGTGGCTGTACCAGCTGTAACTGTGCAAGCGCCAGCGCCTAAATTCTGAATAAATACTGTATCTCCTGCTGCAAATAAACCTGTGTTAACAGTTATTGTGGTTGCACCTGCTGCGTTCATCGCAACAGTAGTGCCAGCATCGGTTGCAACTAAAACATAACTTGCAGTTTTAGCGGTTGCAGGCCCGCCACCCATAGCCGTTTCTTGTAGTGAGGTCATCTGTGCAGCTGTTAAAACTTGCCCAGTGGTAAAAGTCTGTTTTGCCATTTTACTCCTTAGTAACTTAGGACATTATAGTCTAAAGTGCCATAAATGCTATTATTTAGGATAAATGCATCTATAACGGGCTCTAGTGTCGTGAACGTGGTTTTCCAACTATTCGGCGTGATCGCCATGGATACGCCAAAAATCTGTAGTGTTTTTTCTAAGACTGACCCACCTGGCTGGGTAGTCTTAACTGTGATTGGATCAAAGAAATCTAAGTCTAAGGCTGCAATAATGCCTGTATTGTAATTAGGCGTGTACAGGTCAAGTATTATGGCATCGCATCGGATAGAGGTCTCAGCTCTACTGGCTACATAAGCCTGAGCATAATCTAAGGCTACGGCATCGGTTTCCATTAGTAAGTTATCTAAAAAGTAAGAATGTAAAAAGTACTTATCTATGCTGGCTTG